TACTATGAACTGGGCCTGATGAAATTAAATTTCGACAGAATGAGTGACGAACTGAAAAGAAGAAACGACGAATATCGTAAAGTGAGTAAGGGATTGGAACGCGAAACTCGCGGCATAGTGGAGGACTTAGCCGCCTCGAAGGCGACTACTGCGATTGGGTATGACCCCACGGAGAAGGCGGCTTTTGGTCTGGTAAGATTCGCGCCGTCGACGGCGACCGACGGCGCTAATATGAAAGAATTAAATGACCAAATTTATGATTTAAAAGCCCCGCCTGTAAGGCCGCCAGCGCCGCCATCGGTTAATGTGGTAAGTAATAATCCGACAAATGTATTTAATAATTTCATGGCGGGGGTCCGACCATCCCCGTACACCAACAATCCACCCAAAGGCGCCACTAATGTGGCACCTACGCATGTGCCACGCACTGTATGATAAAAGAAAAAAGGGAGGCCCCGTGGACCTCCCCTAAAAGCATTGCGCTTTTCTTAAAAGCATTGCGCTTTTAATCGTCTTCTGCCAGCTTCTTGAAGAATTCTAAACTGTCATCAGACGATTCTTCCCAAGGTTGTGACTCTATTCCCTTTGGGGCAACAGCAGATGAAGAACGTGCTCTAGGAGGAGGAATTTCTTCATCATGCTCTTCTGCTGTTGTGGACACAGCAGCAGAACCGAGTACTCTATTTAACTTAGCTTTTAAAATTTCGTAAGGCTTAAATTCCTTTAGATCAATAAACTCCTTTAGTGAAAATACACAGCCATAAATTTTTTCAAGTTCGCTATCGTTTTTTGAAAGAGGTGTAATTGATTCAAAAGAAGAAAGTTCATAATTGTTATAACCCTCAACTTTACGAATCTTTAGCTTGAAATTAGCACCTTCCCATAGATCAAATGGATTAAATGGAGTTTCGTCCTTGAATTCCTCAGGCGGATGCATCGCATAGCTAATCTTGTCATATATTTTCTTACCGTAACGATATAAAAATACCTTGCCTTCATTACTACGATTTGCAGGATCGCTGACAATATAAATGTTAGAAATAAAACCTAACTTGCGCTTTTGTTTTCGAGCTTGTTCTTTACCAGCTTCGTCGCCACGATTCCATAGTACAGAATTCATTTCGCCAACCGGATCCGGCTTGCCGATAGTAGTTAAAGAGTTTTCGATATACCAACCACCCGGGCCATTAAATCCATGAGTAAAGAGTTTAACCCATGGAAGGTCTTCTCCGTTAGGCGAAGGAAGAAATCGAATAATTGCAAAGCCATTACCAGCTTTATCAAGTGTTGGTTGCCAAAATCTATTGTCCGAAGTCTTACCGCCACTATTACCAACCTTATTAGCCTCTTCCTTAAGCTTATCAAATAAAGATTTGCGTGTTTTCTTTAAATCTGCGAATGTATTGCTCATTTTGTATACTCCATGTGTATTGCGTTTGTGTACGTATGTATTTTGCTCTTACTCAGCTTTAATACATTATGTATGATACTTTACTTATCATATATTGTCAACATGTTTTAAGCACTCCTTTAAAATATTTTTGTATTCTTCTACATTAAACCTCATAAATTTTTTGTATTTCATCATTCGTAGAGATTGGCCCTCCCATACAAAGTCATCCATTTTAGTATTCCAATAACAAATAAACTTAAGAATATCATCCATGATAATCACTGTTTCAAGAGTTATTTTATCTTGAATCAATAATTTAAGCAAGACAGGATGATTTTTATTTTTGATAAGTAGCAACTCGTTTATGTTTATATGTTTCTCATTAGCATAATCTATTAAAAATAATACGTCATTCTTAAACGTATAGTTAAGAGACTCTACTTTTTTTCTGTATTGTATATAATTACGTTCTGCTTCTTCTCCAATAAGATTTCCTATCCATTCTGAATTTTTTACAAAGTTGCTTACAAAGTAAGCAACAAGTTCGTCGTGTTTATACTTTCTTGAAAGTTTTCGAAAGAAAAATATATCTTTTCGTCTTAAAAAAGAATCGAGTTTATATTTTGTCTTGCCATTATATTTAAAATAATCGTAACTTGTTGTGAAGTGTTGTTTCACAGCAATGTATATTTTGTAGGCTTCAAAGCCTTCTGTTACGTCATAGTACATATAATTTCATTACAAAAATAAATGAATCGTCACTTACACTGGTAGATTATTACTCTTTTCTTTAAGAAGATTTAATCTATTTGCTTCTTCATATATCATGCTTTTAATTTTAGGCGTGATTAATTTAGAAACTGCTTCTATTTCTATATTATGTTTTGTGCAATAATGCACAATCGCATTAATATATGATATATCACTTTCACTTACAATTTTTTCTATATGTGACGAAAATGTTTTTAAATCTATCATTACTCTTTCCATTTGTAAAATATATGATCATCAATTCTTACAGTTTTATCTTTTTGTTTAGCCCACGAAGGTTTGACACGAACGCTATGATAAAATGTGGCACCATGAGTTACATCTAAAGGAGGATTTGTTAACAACAAGTGAGATATTTTGTGTATTTCAACAAATGTTTTTACATCATTAATCATGTCACTTTTACTATCACAAAACCAACTAAATTGACATTTATTTTTAATTATTTTTCCATTGGGTGTTTTCTTTGCTTGAAAAACAACTTCACAAATAGTAGATGGAAATCTACTATCCTTTACTCTGTTTAATGTTACAAAACCAACCGCCAATTGACCTAAGTAAGATTGACCACGAGCTTCATGATATATGTTTTGAGATAAACAATGTAAATCATATGGATTAATTTCTACTGTTTCTACTGTTTTAACTACTGAAGTCTGTTTTGTTTTATAAACGTGCATGGAAAAAATAACATTTATTGCTAACAGTACAATTAAAAGGCCTATAAAAATTATGAGTTTCTTATTCATCATAATCTATTACTATACATTATGTTGTAAATGATATCAATAAAAAAAGGAGAATTATTTACAATTCTCCTTTTTTCGAAAGATTTTGCTAGTGCTACCACTCGGCTTTCATAATCTTGTAAAGACCCCAAACAAATACGGCAAACAAGACAACTTCTAAGACTGAAAACCATGGAGTGAATAAAGCCACGCCCGCAGCAGCAGCAACAATCGCACCTTCGTGCGATGATACTTCACTTAGTCGAGCCTTAACCCAATCAACACTAAATACAGTTTTGAGCCAATCAAACATAGTATTTCTCCTTTTTTTTATCAGAACATTAAAATATTAATACAAATGCCCTGTTTTTAACAGCTTCACATACATTTATGTATTTATTTTAATGGTTTATATATTTATATAAGAACAGTTTTTAATTAAATATTTTTTTTAAAAGTTTTTTCGTTCAATATCTTCTTCAATGCATTTTAACCCCCATTGTATTTCAATAATATGAAGCAATTCATCAAACGGATTTGATAATTTATGCCAAGAACCAATTGGAATATTTATGTAGCTATTTTTATATAATTCTTTTTTTATTATTCTATCTTCATCGTCTTGATCATCTGTACATACGCCGTATGGTGCACCATCAAAATATGATTTTATATCTTTAGGTATTTCTTCATACATCACACCTCTTCCAGATATAACATGCCAATATTCATTTCGATAATTGTGTTTTTGCATACTTAATGAAGCGCCTGGATTAACAACTAATTTTTTTACTTTTAATGTAGGCATTTCATACAATACTCTATAATATCCCCATTGCTTAATTTTATTTTCATAACTCTTTGCTAATAACTGTTCCTCTTTTAGTGACCGTTCGCTTTTATGTAAAATGTTCTGAGCATAATTATTAAGAATCCAAGAAGAAGAGTTTATTTTATGATTACCACCAACATCAAATACAAATTTTAAATTATCATCTTGTATATCTTGTTCAACTGTATTATTTATATTTCTGTCACCACCATTTGCAAAAATCAATTTTGCATTTGGAAATGCTTCTCTTACAATCTTGATTGCATTTCTTGCAGAATTATCATCATCGTTAAACTCAATGACATAATCTACTATTTTTAGTGCTTTAATAATTTTGTACCGTTCAAGTAGTGGCATAAATGGCAAACCTCTTTTACGAGTTAACCACGCATCAGAGTTTAAGCCTACAACAAGTTTATCGCCCAGCGCCTTTGCTGCATTAAAATACTCAATGTGACCAGAGTGAAGTGGATCAAATCCACCAGTTACAATAACAATTTTATTGCTATACACATATCGATAGTGGGCCCACTTTTTTGCAAAAAATCGATCTGGCCAACTTAGTAAATCTTCATTCATGGTTTCACTCCATTATTTTTTTATTATTTTTTTAAGTGCGAACTTCAAGTTGACGAATGATATCTTTATCCAAGCCGTAAGTCCAGGCATTTGCTTCAAGCGCAGTTTTCATATTTGGAGGAACTGGAATAGCAAATTCACGACCAGTACCACAAAGAACCTTAAGAAACTTCTCTTTACCTACACCAGGTAAAAAAACTTCAATAAGAACACCAATCATTGGGTCTTCATCTTTATCAATAATATGAGCATCAAGATCATTAAGAATCTTTGACCAACCAACAATTTCACAAGCGGCTCGGCGCTGCTCGATATTTTTCCAAGTTAAGGCCATTTTCGGAGATAGATCGGCTTTATTTTCAATCCACTCCTTTGGAATGGATATACCATGCCATGAATAGATCGAGAAGCCATCACGATATTTAATAGCAGGACCTATCTCATTATGCAACCGATTTTGTTCGTCAATCTTAATGATTTCTGGCCTGTCCTGAAAAACAACTGTGTCTTTATAAACATTCAGCCAACCACAATGTTGCGCTAAGTCAATCAAGCCATCAAGCTTATGACAAATTTTAATTTTGCAAACGTCACGAAAGTACTCATAAAAACTAAGCCAGTTTGCATCATGATTGCCAAAAAGCATACCCGATAAGATTTCATCTCTCTTATACTCAGGAAACAACTTCTTAATCAGCCGAATAGCATCTACAGGACTTTTAGTCTTATAAAAATTAATAGGCTTTTGAAGGCCCGCCGATTCATAAGCTTGACAAACAGCAAGTTTGGCCTTTTCGAAATTAAGAGGTTCGGTAGAAAGGCCTATTTTAGACCACCGTTCACGATAAATTGGAAGTAGGTCTTGCTGTTCTTTAGTAAGCTCTTTAATCTTCATCTTAAACTTTCTTTAAATAACCTCACAATACACAACCTTCATTATATTATTTTTTTTATTTTCTTTTTAATAAGCGGATGTTGTATATTTTTTAAGCTCCTTTAAATCTTCATTTGAAACTTCCTCTACAAAATCCACCGCCTTCTGATTAATTCTAATCAACAACATCTTTCGTTTGTCTGTTGTTGTTTCCATTTCTTCATAAATAAAATTTTTAGGATCGACACTAAATATACAACCGTCATATTTGGATTTGTGTTTTGGATTTGGCGCGGGCACAGTAACGAAAAATAATTTATTAACCGAGCGACACTTTGATAACTGTTTTGGACTAATGGTAAGCGCATTAAATTTAATCCAAATAACTTGAGTTTTAACTTCAACACTTTCATTATTGACAGTTAAATCTTTATTTCTATCGTATAGATTGGTAGAAAGTTCAACTTTGCCACCTTGTTTTGTTAAATAATTACTTACAATCCTTTCACCTATTGCACCAAGGTTACTCTTATTTTGTTCAATTTTATTAGAATAATTCATCTTAGTCCGCAGCCCTACGAAATCCCTCGGGAATATATTCCCGTTGACGTTTAATAATGTAATTGCCAGGCGGCGTCATGATTGATTCATGAGTATCAAATGAACGTTGATGGACAATTTCAGTGGGCTTTTTAACTAAAAGAAAAATCTCATAAAGGTCACGATTTTTGGTTTCGCTCTTTTTATAAGCTTCGACATGATCCATAACCATAACATGATTATGGCCAGTTTCACTATGAGCAATAATCAAAAGATTGTTTTCTGGAATTATAGGTTCAAGACCATCAGGAAAAGAATCTACGCGCATGATGACAAAGTCACCTTGAGCCGCAAATTTATTGAAAGTTTTCATAGTTAAATTTCCTTTTTACATGGAACGATTATAAAACTTATGATACTCTTATTTTAAAAAATAGTCAACCATTATTTTCATATTTTTTTTATTTTAAATTCTAGACATTATATTTTCACAATAAAATTAGAATCAAAAAATTCGTTCTCGTGTAATTTTTTATGAGTTAACTTACTGCAATAAGTTGATATCAACTTCTGATGCCCAAATAAATATCCCATAGGATTACTTCTTACTTGAGTGCCATTTATTTCATACTTAAAAGTATCGTGAGTATGCCCATGAAACCAGTATTTAATATTTGGTTGCATGAAAGATGTTAAATCAGAACTATAAGATCCATTTATATAATAATCATTTTCGCTATTATAACGAGAATGATTACTTAATTTAGTCGGAGCATGGTGAGAAATCATCACAATATTTTTAAATTCTGAAATTACAGAATTATAATATTGTAAAGTTTTCTTATGCTGTTTTAAAATGAACTTGGGAGTAATGTAAGATTTATTTTTTATAGAAAAAGAATAACGGTAGTCGTTTAATCCATCTCTTACTGCTATCATTGTTCTAGGATCTTCTTTATTAAAATCCGTCCACAAAGTTGCCCCAATAAAGGTAATTTGATTGAGAGTAATATGTTCTTTTTCCAAAAAAATAATTTTATTGCTTACAGATTTTAGAAATTTTCTATAAGCAATTAAACTTTCCTCAACGGTACCATATCTATAATATTCATGATTTCCTGCTATCACTAAAATATGATTCGTGGTTTTAGCAAGATCATCTAACATTTCGGCCACTTGCGCTTGATAGATATTATCTAGCAATAGTTGTTCAATTACTACAATATCACCAGCTAAAATAGCAATATCTGATTTGGGAAACGTATAAGGATACGGTCCAAATTCAGTATGAATATCGCTCATTAAAAATAATTTTGTCATTTTTTTATTTTTCTTTATTATGTTTGACACATAATAATTTGCATTATTTCTCATTTGAAATTATGATTTCAACGAAATCACCGTCGCCGTTTCCAGCGACGGTGTAACTTTTCTACTCATCAGGTACTATGATGAGTAGTTATTTTTTATGCAGCTTGTGCAAAATCAATTGCTGTTTTAAGGGCCATAGCCTTTCGGTTTCGATTAGCACCAAACCAAGCTGAAGTTAAGCGAGTATCTTGGGATCTACCAAGGATGTGGTCTGTCATATAAGTGACAGTATTAAAAGCCTGCCACCATGTACCCTTACCAAATTCAGCACCTGGTTGAGTGTTCATGACTTCAAGCGCATGAGTGGCATTCCGAGAAATATCGTCCTTGGTTTCCTTATTCTTATTCTTGTTCGCATTAATAGAAGTCTGAGGAAACACAGCGCTGAAAAAATCCACCACATTGTTCTTATTGAAGCGCCGCGACGCTAGCAATTCAGCAGCTTCCTTATACTTATCAAGCATTGTTTTAGCAACGCCTAGAGTGTTCATGACAATGTTCGGATCAAATGTGGTACGATGATGGACACGGACCATAACATCCGAAACGGTGTTTAGGGCAAATGACATGGTGTTATTACACACCACTCGGACCGGTGTCATTCGAATATCTATAGGCAATCCATATTTGTGAGGATTGGAAAACAAAAGATATTGATCAACACGATCAGACTTGAAAAGTTCAAAGGCGTCTTTGACCTTTGCCAAAGCCCAAACGCGGCGACCATTTTCAAGAGAGCCGGCTGTATGCATTTCCATATCACCGTGCTTAATGAAGTCATTAAAAAACGAAAACGCTTCACTATTTTGCAAGGGATTCCAGTCTTCGCCAACAGTGTCTAGATAAGCACCGTCAGAAGAACGAACTAAGCCCTTTTTACCCGGGACCAGGCGAGAGAGGGAAGGAGGATGCGAATAAAAAAGATTGGTCTTATCTACTGACCAATTAAGCCCAGCTTTAACAAGCATTTCATCTGGTGTAAGATTTTCAGAAACCTTTACACCCAAACCATGCCAAGGAACTTCCCCAGCATAAGCCATTGTTTCAACTTTATGTGCCATGATAAAAACTTCCTATTTGTTAACGATTAAGTGCCAAGAATTGCTCTAAGAAACACTCCGCCTACGATGAGCGCGGCGATGCCTAGAACAAAAACAAAGGCTTCACTGGCAACAGTGAATATGTTAGCAAGCTTCATAATCTATCCTTTACTAGTTAGAGATACGCCAGTCGCCGTTCGCGTCGCGACACGCGGTGCCGTATCCTGATTGAGACCTACCACCAACCGTGATAGTCTGCTGGTACTCACGGCAGGGCTGGCCAACATCATTATAAATGGTGCGAGTTGGCGTTATGGTACCATAGTTACCAGAATCCGGGTTCTGCCATGTCGATTGCTGTCCCGACCGGTTTTGTTCTAACGCATAATTGGCGGTTTGATTGGCATACAGTTTATCGGCCTTATCTAAGGACAAGCCGATTTCATTGCCGATGACGGCACCAAGAAGAGTGCCTACAGCAACCGCAACAAGTTTGCCACGACCATCACCAATTTGCGAACCACCCAAAGCGCCAATTGCAGCACCACCAAGTGTGCCAAGAGACTGTTTTGGACCCTGTTGCTGGCATGCGGCTAGTCCAAGACTTAGCGCGGCCACACCAACTAGGGCAAACTTTGTATAGTGCATTTCCTTTAGATTTTACTCCTTGTTTTAACCATATCATAGTTCATTTTGTCTTCAGTTTCGTTAACCCATTTAACAATTACAAAATGGATGGTACTCTTATTTTAAAAAATAGTCAACCATTATTTTTTATATTTTTTTATATTTTTTTTATCAATAAAATCAATCACTTAACAATTCCCGAGTCGTAAGTCATTGATTTTATTAAGTAATTTATTTTTATCAATAAAATCAATCACTTAGTTAATTTTTGAAAAAACTGCAATTTTTGATTACATTTTTTAATAAATAATAAGCGATTTATTGATTTTGTTTTTTTTATTTACAAATTTAAAAAGACGAAATTTCCCGATCGGGAAATTTCCCCGACGTTTGGGCCAATTGTGCCCTGCTATTTCCCGATCGGGAAATTCATGGAGTGCAGGGCGTGGCGGCCGCCGGTCAAAATGAAATATAATTATTATTTAAATTGTATTTGAACGATGCATTACATGAAAATTCGTAAACAAAAAAAGGTTAGAACTGCCAAAGATTTGTTTATTAAAAACAGTCCTTACAAGCCTCGTATTGTAAATAGTAAAAGGATTTATAATCGTAAGTCTAAATATAAAAATTTAAGTAATGTACTTACTGACTATTAATTATTCCTTTGGATATATTTTTTCTACAGGAAAATCATAAAACTCTAAAGTATCAGGCTCTTCTTCATTATATTTTTCTTGTTTTTGCTTTTTATTAAATTTTCCAATCTGAGTTAAGCCTTCTTCAGACCTTTTTTTGGCTTTCTCCAGCGCCTTAAAAATTTCCTCTGTCCATGGAAATCTAACAAGCAAATCTCCATCTTTGTCCACAATCCACATTGTAATGTATTTTTTATCTTTTATCGTAGAAGTTGAATATGATTTAAAGATAAATTGATATTGTGGTGTTTCGTATCGTGGTCTTCCTATGAACTGATCATTAATCGTGAACGACGCATAGATTATAATGAGTATTATTGGTATAACTATATATTTTAACATTACAGACTTAATGAGTAAAGGCATAAAGCAAACTATTCCTGCAAACGACCATAGCAATAACATTGTTAAAGAATTATATTCCATAAACATATTTAAAACATTTCTATTACTGGAGCTTTATTATCAGTAGCAATTAATTCATCACTGTCTCTAAATTCAACAGAGCCGTCTTCTTTAATATCAAAAGCAAACACATTCTTTTCTTGTCTGGCCATTTCAAGTGTTACAGTCTTTGTTGATAAAATTTCATATGGATTTACTCGTATAAACTCTACGGTGATTTCTTCAGGTGTATTTTTGTTCTGTGTACTCATTGGATTAGGACTACCCATTATATCTAGAGAATAAAATTGCACCGTTACTATAAAAGATCGAGGAGATTTTGAGCGAATACTTAAAACTTCTCGATTAATAAGAATCTCTTCTTGTTTATTATCATTTTTTATTAATGTATCATTTCTTTTTCCACGATCATCACGATCAAGATTGACTAGATTAAATTCTTTATTACGAAAACTAACAATACCTCCTCTATCATCTTTTATCCATAAATCTATATCATTTTCACTATCTTTGTTCCAATTCATAACAATAAGATATTCTGCCTTAGGATCAAATATTTCTTTTTCGGCCAATGGATTTATGCTGATAAATGCAATTAAAAATAAAAATACAAATCCAAGAAGAAGATTAAATAACAAATCAACAAATCCGATTGTATTTTTGAAATTTTGATGATTAGTCATAATATTATTTTAAATTATTTGACCGTTGTTCATAAATTACCATTTGTATTTTTGTAAGTGTTGAACAGACAAGACCAACAAGAGTGGTTACAAGCGCGGTGCTCATACCTATTGCCATAAAGTGTATAGCTTCTTGAATGTTCGTCTTACTATCAAGATTCAAAGAAGAAAATGCTGTGCCTAACATAATTAAAAAGCCAGCAACAGTGCCAATCATTCCTAAAGTTGTCATTGTTTCAGAACCGAACCATACATAATTAGATAGTTTTTCAATAATTTTATAATTTCTTGGTTTAAAACTCAAGTAACCAATTGTGCCAGAACATATGATAAAAAGTACAATGATAATTATTGATATTTTTGTTTGATCAGTATGATACATCATTTCAAACCAACCAAATTTATGCATTAAAACAGAAGCAAATACTGTTAAAGCAATTTGGACAAACCAAGCTAAACTAGTTATGTTGCTCATGTCATTATCTTTATTTTTTTAAAAGTTAAATTTAGGTGCTCCGGACGGAGTCTTCGAATCGTCCTTCGGATCAACCGGATTTGATGGATTTGATTGTTTTGGCTCTGGTGTCTCTGGCGGTAATTTTTGAATTTTAGTATCTGGTAATACTCCAGAACTTAGCACGCACGAAATACCATTATTAATCATTTCTAAAACGACAAAATTTGTACCGTTATTAAATATCATTAATATTACTTGTGGAGTTTCTTGTAAATTTTCTGGAAATTTTTGTGGATTTATTGAACCTAATATATCATAATTCATGAATTTTTCATTCGTTAAGTCAGAAAGAATTTCTTCAGTATTGCCACAAGCAATTTTTCTATCATAAAAATGTACTGAAGAATTTTCATGATTACTTATTAATGAAGCTTTTGCATATGTATGTGATACAAAAATTAATCCTGTAGTCATTAACAAAAATAGTAATATGTAAAAAACAGATGATATTGAATATTGATTACATATCTTTTTCATGACACCGTTGCATCCTTTCTTCTATTTAAGAAAAACTGATCCATCATATATTTATAAGGATCACTAAAAAAAACTTGAGTTTTATGTGCATCTTCAATACACATTAAAATTATATTTGTTTCTATTTTAACGCCAAACATCTCTTCTATCATAAAAGAATATGCGGCCATTTGCAAGAAATAATCATGAATGTTTTCACGTTTTTTAAAACTGCGAGAAGTCTTATAATCTATAAGTGTTAATTTATCAAATACTTTTGCGACAAGGTCACATGTGCCTGCTAGTCGATATTGATGACTATATAATGTGCACTCAGTAGCATATACAATTTGTACACTTTTTTGTAAAATTTCACAAAATTGATGATACATTCCTACAATATCAGGCATTTTACCAAGAGTAATATTTGGATTGTTTGGATCAAGCATATACTGTTCTAGCATGTTATGAATAGTAGTGCCACGTGTCGCGCCGCGTTTAGTTATGTATGCGGCTTGTTTTTCACCAATACGCTTTTTCCATTTTTCTAGATGGCTTCTATCCGAAGCCTTTCCAATGGCCGTTGTAACTGATTCATACCAAATTTCTGTCGAATCATTTATATTCGGCACCTTATACCAACGGCCATCTTCCCGAGTAATAGATTCTAATTTCTTAGTGGGAAAACGATTTTCAAATGTAAATGCCTTGTTCAAGTTTAGCAATGATATAATCCTTCACTAATTCAGACCGCACGATATCATCTTCATCAAATGATACAAATTTAAAGTATTTTAAGTTCTGTAACACTTTCATAAAGTTAAGTAGTCCCTCTCTATCCTTGTCCTTAATCAAATCACTCTGTCTAAAATCTCCGCATAAAATAATTTTACAATTATCACCAACTCTTGTTATTACTGAATCTAATTCGTGAAATGTCATATTTTGACACTCATCAACAATAAGAATACAATTATTAAGAGTAATGCCACGAATAAAAGAGGTTGATAAAAAATCAATAACACCTTTATTTTTGAGATAATCATATACATTATTATTATTACGCTCAAAAAGCTCATTGAAAATATTGTAATACGGAAGCTCATATGCTCTTTGTTTTTCCTTTTGATTGCCAGGAAGAAATCCAATATCTCTTGTTGGTACTATGGATCTAATTATTATAAGCTTTTGTTTATTTGTATCGCCTCTAAGTATTTCATTTATGGCCAAATAAGATGATATAAACGTTTTACCCGTTCCAGCCATACCGTATAAAAGTAAATGTTTATCTTTTTTATATTCAACAAATGTTTTAGCCTGATTTTTAGTTTTTGGTTCTATGCATTTCAAATTCAAAAATAATTCAATGTCTTTTTGAGATTGATTAGTCCTTCGCCTTTCCTTTCTTCTTTGTCTTTTTTCTTGCTTCGTAAATGTTCTATAATCATCAAAGTCTTTATCAACTAATATTAATTTTGAGTTTATGTTCATTTTTTTATCTTTATTACCCCATATGTTGTGGTTTATTTTAGATGAACATAATATTAAAAACTTACCTTTCTTTTCTAGTTTTTTATGTTGATGTTATTTTACTTCGAAGTGTCTGCTGCTCTTCTTTTTCTCCATTTTTCTATAGCAGTGCGTTTCTTTATATCCTTAATGGATTTGCTACCATACGTTTTAGCAAGTTCGCTTGTCTGATTACTCTCGGCTATTTTAGACATAACTTCTTTGAAGCCATCATCGCTTTTCATGGATTTTTGGCCCATGACAGACGCTACTACTTGAAATATGCCAGGAATTTGACGAATATATTTATTTTTTGAAAGAAAAACTTCTTTTTCTTGAATAGACATCATTTCTTCCCAACTAATATTTTTAATTTCATCATAGAAAATATATGTCGGCATCATTATTCTCTTTTATTTATAGTTTTCATTTTTCATCATTATTCTTGTATAATGTAGTTAACTACATTATATTTTTGGTTGCCTTCATCAAAGCTAACATCTTTTATATCAGGTTTACTATTTTTAGATACGCGCCTAGTGCTATTGAAGAAAGCGTTGGATTCAGTATTCAAAGCTTCTTCTGCTGCTTTTCGAAGTTTAATAGCCTCTTCGATAGTATCAAAATACATTCTACCGGTCGAGTCACGCAACCATATGTTTTTTCCATTATGCATTATACACGTACAATATTTTTGGTTGCCTTTATTAACGTAAACACCTTTATAACCAGTTTTATTATTTTTATTTACGCGTCTATTTTGTGAGTTTTGTTGATTTGTACAAGGTCTTAAGTTATCGAGTTTATTATTAAGTCCATCACCATCTCTATGATCTATTTGTTGATCTTGTCGTAAACTATAGCCGTTCATCATATGATAAATAATTCGATGTACAAAATAAAACTTTCCTTGAATTTGAATTCTCCTATATTTTCGACCATCAGGATGAATACGTATGGTACCTGCTTCGGTGCCTGCTTTTCGATTACCTTGGTTTATCTTCCAATACAACGTTCCAGTCTTTGGATCATAGTGAAACAATTTCTCCAATACTTCTTTTGGTGGCATTGGGTTTATAAACATAGTCATTTCATTTCTCCGTTTTTATCAAATCTTATACCAATTAGGCACATCTCTTTTTTTCCATTGCGCAAAAGAAGATTTAACCATTTTGTAATAGTTTCGATATGACTCCACCGCATTTCCTTGAATGATACATTCTGGATAATTTTTCATTGCAATCGCATATGGAGTAAATCCAATATTTGAAATGTTTTTAGGAAGATTTTTTAGCATAACACCAATGTTGTTCTTAAAAAAAGATGCATGTTGTTTACCATATCTATAAGTATATTCATCAGAAATGGCTTTATAATGATCATAATGCCACATATAATTGGATGCAGACCGCATAGTCCACAATGTACATGGATGATGCGAATGCACTACTTTCATTAAACTTTGTTCTCTTTCATCTGATAATTCTGGAGCACCATCAAGCAAACGATGCGCAGTTGATAACATTTGAGCAGACTCTGTCACCATTTTTACAACATGTTTATCACAAAGCATGTTAGCTGCTGCAACAGGATTTTCATCTAATATAAAAATATTCATTGTTCCACATTACAAAAAGTTTAATAAAACAGAAAAAGTTATTCACCATTATACGTGTTATACGTATTTGATCCACTATAAATTTCATATTGGCCTTTATTGTTTTTAATCATACGAATAATTTTAGCTTCAGTAAGTCTATCAACTGTATTATTGACTGCATCTCTAATTATAATATTACGCATTGATCGATAACCAGTGTACGCACTTATACCAACAAGAGTAATTAAACCTAAAATTATAGTTAAATCAGTCATATTAAAATTACCACGCCTTGCAACTCCAATATCTTGCCTTTGTTTTTGGCTTGGGCACACTTGGGTCATCACAGCCATGTCGCGCACGAAAAGACTTACGACGATCTTTAATATGTTTTTTAATTGTCATATTTTTATCACCAAAATTGACTTTAACAACATTACCCTGTTTATTTTTGACAAATACTTTAGACTTCTTAACATCACCAGGCATCGGTTTATTTAAGACAACTTCTTTTCCTTGATATTTTGCTTCAATTAACCACTCTTTAAAACTTAACATTTGGATATCCTTGAATACAATTCATTAAAATCTATAAATGAGCAATTGTCTGCAACCGGCTTGTATACACCATTATTTAGTATATCACGTGGATAACAAAAAGTAAAGTTTATATTAGGATTGTTTTCTATAATCCACCCAATATATTTCATTCTATTTCTTGTATCTCTAAGCGTTACTTTAGTTTCATTTTTATAACAAGAAGTATCATTATAAATGTTATCAAGAGCCATATTTTTATTTATAATAAGAAAATCAAAGCCAAAAATGTATAATTGAGTAAAATCACGTTTAATAGCTTCTAAAATAGCATTAGCCCCAGCGTTTGATCTAGGTCTTACCGCATCCCAGTCCTCTGACATTGAGTTGCCCCAATGAACTTCAACGGGTTCCCATTTTTCATCTTCTGGAGGATCTATAAATCGTTCCAAAGGAAACGTAGAAGTTTTAATTTCTTCTGTAATTGCTTTGTCTATAGCAACAAGATAGTCTGGTAAAATAAAATCACTATCAATAAAGTCTCTGTAAAGAGCATTGCAGCCAAAAACAATACCTTTATTTTTTAAATCAATTAAATTTATACCTATACGAGACGTACCATTACCTATTATGTGCGCTATCTTTTTTACGTTTGTCATTATACTTATCATATGAATCGTATGAATCTAAACTCAAATTTACTTCTTTTGATGCCCTGCGGAACTTGTTTTTACTACGTCTTTTTTTCATAGAATTAAAATCATAATCATCGTAATTATCTGAATCAGGATACTGTTTTTCCCTACGAAATGTTTTACTCATAACTATAGTTTCTCCTTTAATTTCCATGAAGACGCAAGCGATGGCCATGCCTCTTCTAGTAATTTACGTGTAATACCTTTATATGGCATTTTTTTGTCTTTAATTGCAAGTACTAATATAGCATCATCTGGATCAAGAGATTCTAAAAATTGAATGAATTGTATTTCTCTTTGAAGTTTTTTCATTGTTGGATATGGACCATTTTTAAGAAAAACACCAAACTTTCTCAAGTTAGCATATAAAGTTGCTTGGTGATCAGCCGCTTTCGGCTGAGGCTTATATGCAGGAGCACCTTCGGGCAAATCAAATACAATATTTGGATTAAAACATATATCAATAATGTTTTCAAGAACAATATTATGGTCTCTTCGAAGAGCAATAATTTTCTCCTCCTTTGTTTTTAATTTCGATATTCTATTTAGAATTTCTGCGATTCCTTCTTTCATATTAAAATTCCTATTCTATGTTGACTTTATTAAGTTTTGAAAAAAAATATTTATTCATAAGTTGTTAAGCTCGAATCGCCTAGTCTCCATTTAGAGTTTGTGCGATCACTCAAAGGACCTTCAACTATGTATGTTTTAGTACAGACTTTCAAATCTGGAACTAACATTTCTTTAGGATTGCTAGAAGAATCAAAAAACAAACAACGATTATTAGGCTGTGCTGCGTATTGCCCGTTGTCTAGTTCTATAAAATTAAAGCTTTTATGCTCTTGAGGCACTTCTGCATAAGTAGTGTCTATAATATTAAAATCGGGTGCAGCATGATCAACTGTAAACAAATATCTACCTGAGTATATTTGTTTGTCTTTGGAGAGAAATTGGCAGCTAATATTACGTAAGAAGGTCTTTTGAAGGACGGTAAAATCATAAGCAAAACAGTCCCAAATTTGCAGTGTATCTAAAGGCAAAAAGGATTCTGGTAAATTATTTGTTCTACTAACAAAAGCATGTAATGGAAGCTTGTCATACAAGGCACCATAACGTGGAAGATATGCTTCTATTCTAAAAGCTTGACTACGTATGCTTTTTAGTGTAATCCAAATACAATATTCATATTCACCATAACCTCGCTCGAAATCATATAAAAATTCTTTTCGAACATAACTCTGAATTGGTGGCAAATTGGCGATTAAAAAACTCATTTTTTTATTCTTTCTTTATTTTAAATTGTATTAAAATTCATGTATTGATTCCATTAAATTTTTAAGTTTCTTTTGAATAAAATAGTTAAGTAAATTACTACGATTATTGATAATCGCATTATCATACAAGTCTAATGTTTGTTCTTTAATATTATTTGGAATAAAATCAAAATCAACGAGTTGTTGATTTCTCTTATATCCTCTTAGCATATCATCAGTACAAAATGTTTCTGGTTCTTTTCCATTCCACGTTTCTAATTTTTTTGTTGTGATGGGCTTTTGTCTTTTGTCAGAAACGAATACATCATCGTCAGACAAGAAATTAGGCACGCCGTCGCCAACATCACCTTTCATAATGTGTTCTTGAATAAAACGCGCGGGATTTGAACATATAATAAATTTTCTCTGAAGGGGACTATATTGTTCTACATTAGCATATTTCTGTAATTGTACAAAGTCCTTATCAGAGGATAAGATAAGAATAGGCATACTGTTACCAGCATTGATGCCAAGCTCTCCATAACGATGGCATATTGATGCGATGATATCATCTGCTTCAGCATGAGGTATTTGAAGAACTTTATACGGAAAATACGTGCGTAACTCTTCACGAATATTATTAAGAATATTAAAAATTAAGTTCCAATCTAGCTTCGAAGTTTCACGATTTTTTCTTCTATTATATTTGTAGTAAGGAAATATATCACGACGCCAATAATTTTTATCGTCACAACAAATGACAAGTTCGCCATATTTTTGGCCAAACTTTATACGATACATACGCATTGAATTAAGTATCGTGTGACGAATAATACCTTCATCGATAACAATAGAATTGTTATTAATTTGTACCATTAAATTAGAAATGCAAATCTGATTAAAATCAACAAGTATCATATCTATTCTCAAATTTTAATTATAATGCATTAATCATATTCAAATGTCAATAAATTTTTATGCTATATTATCATCAGGAGATGTAGTATCATTTTCTTCTATTTTTCTTAACTCAGAAATAAAATGATCGATTGGCCCTTTAAGAGGATGGGTCATGTCAAGACTTTGATACAAAGTTGATTTAAGGCTTTCAACAGTAAATGTGAAATTTTTGATAAAATTAACATCATCTATTTTAAATCCATGTAATGCAAGCTTATTGATAAGCTGCGTAGAATAATGCGCTACAAGATGATTGATGTAAGTTTTTTTGTTTTGAATAAAGTATTCGAGTAATTGTTCTCTAGTTTGTGGATGAATATTTCCATTCACAGGAAACTGTAATACGTTATTTGATTCAAATTTTTTCATTTGATTACCTTAAGCAAAATAATATCTTTATTGATCCTGCCATTTGGAGCACATTCTTTACTATTTATTTCATTCATAAGTTTTCTCAAAATAATTTTTCCACCAGAAAGAATGGTTGCAAGCGTTTTTTCTGGCTTTCGTACAGTCTTACTTATTGAATTGTCTTTATCCCAACCCGTCAATGTGGTGCCTTTAAATGAAAATCCAGTTGATCCAAGGGCATCATATCGAATGAGTTTACGATATTTTACATTAAAAGCCCACAATTGATTGGCGCCTAATATATCTGCTGGATTTACACTAACAATTTTATACTCCTTGGACTCTTTGAGATATTTAAGATGCGATAACTGCTTTTCAATAGAAATAGGCTTCTTTTTTCGAGCCTTACGAACTGTTTTTTGATTTTTACTCCATGTGCCACTATCATGCACAATATTTTCAAGGAATTCGATATAGTTATTAAGTTGAGCCGGAGTAAGATTTGAATAAGCTTCAACTAACTGACTATCAGTCTTTTTCCGCGTATCGTTCATTTCTTGTAAAATTAATTGATAATAGCGATGAATAGCGATAGCGTGCTGAGGTTTTACATTGTTTGTCTGTAACCATGTATACATATTAAATTTAGAAATATTTTTATAATTATTTAAATAGAATGTATCCAATTCAGTTTCCATTTCACTTATATATTCGTTAGTTTTTTCACGAATTCTATCTTGAATGGAAACTACATTTTCGTTATCTTTTATTGTAACTTCTTTATTAATCGACTTGCCGAGTTTTACATATTCGTCAAGTTTTTCATTCATTTTTTCCAATACTTTTTCAGGCAGTTTGCATCCCATGAAAATCATGCGCGCATTATAACACGTCACACAATCTATCTTATAAGAGTTAATCTTTTTTAGAAATGCAACTTCTTTTTTATCTCTATTTTCAGGATAATTATCAAAAAGAAGATTGGATGCTGTCTTTTTACCGTATGTATAATTATACCAATTGTACGCTTTATCAAGTTGAATACTTGATGCAACTTCGTCAGTCCATGTCGGCTCAAATCCTAGGTATTTTTCCTCAAGAGAAGCCGAAACTTTCCTTCTCACAATAAACTCCTATCTCTATCTGTAATTAAAGAATTAATCATACTCTTATTTTAAAAAATAGTCAATCATTATTTTTATATTTTTTTTATTAACAAAATCAATCACTTACGATCATTTGAAATTAATGTTTTAAGAAATACTTCCCATTCAGGAATTCTACTATCCCACGAATAAAAATTATCTGAATATATCTTTTGAAATTTAAGTTTTGACATATGATTGTCTTCCCAATAATTGTCTATAACAACATCTAATATTCGTGCAAAGCGATTTGCATGAATATTAACATCTTCATGAAATTGATACATTACAGCAAAATTGGCGCAAGTTTCTGCAAGTGCAGCATGATTAGGACAAATAACACAACACTTAGCGCTCATTGCTTCCATCATTGAAATACACGAAGTTTCTGGCCAAATATTTGGATATGCAAAAATATGAGCATTTTTCAAAGCTTCTCTAATTTTATCATTAGATACCACTCCGTGATATGTAATGCCGGGATGATCATTGCAACGATCAAATACTTTTTGATATGGCTCATCTCGATGTGGCCAGCCATAAATTTTGAACGAAGAATAAACATCTAAATGGATTTTGTCTTTATGTTTTTCATAAAGAGCTTCAAATGCTGGAACAAGAAGCTCTAAGCCGCGATGTGGAGTAGTATGATAAATTAAACGTAAAGGACCTTCACGATTTTTTTCATGATCTTCAATAGGATCAATTGCATTATGTAATACCATACTTTCTTTGTAAGGAATAGAATGAGCGAGATGATACGTTTGAAATTGATAATTAGAAACAAAAACAAGTTTACTAAATCTTTTTCTTTTTTCTTCTTCGCGAAGATGTTGCACTTCAGGATCATTCCAAGTATCGTGCAACACAAGAATGTTTTTCTTTTCTTCACTTATATTGCGCACGCGAGAATGAATAATATTAAAATGTTTTAATATATTAGGATCGATACGCTTTAGAAGATTCTCGCGTATCATTTCAGTTCCGCCTAACGCGCCAATTACATTTCCATTTTCGTCTATATTATCTTTAAATTTATCATCTTCATTCAAACCAGTAATAACAAATTTCATTAAATTTATTCCTCTGTCTGTGTGTTTTCATTGCCTTGAGGAGAATGAGAACGAATAAGTAAATATCCTCCAAATTCTCCCCATAAATCTTTGGCGTTAATGCGAATGAATTTTTTATTTTTTTCATTTTCATTTGGATTTTCAATAGTAAGTACAACATTTTTTCGAGCCTTCCAAGCGCGTTGCTGATTAATCAAGCGCAGGGCACTGTTTGCTCGATACTCTTTTTTATGAGCTTTTTTTGACCAAAGAGACATACTTTTATGTTCGCCCTTTGATTCTAAATGTTTACGTTGTTTCTTTTTTGACATCTTTTACCCTCAAATAATCTTTCATTAATATTTTTTTATTTTTAAAAAGTGAATTATAAGTGCAGCAAATCCAAAACTTCCTAAAAATGAAAGAAATAACAAAATTGCTGCAATTAAAAATTTATCATCACGACCATCAGCAAACGCATCGGTCATATAAATCATAGAAAAATTTATAAGTGCTGTTGAAAATAAAATTCCACCAATCGCAAGACAAACTGATACAAAGTATTTGTAAAATGTTTTTAATTTAATTTTCATATTAATTGAATATAATTCTCTAATTTGGTCTATATTGTATAAAGTAATCCACCAGCTTCAACATATGTTCTCATTTGAAGTTTGTATCCTGTTGTTTGACCCATTGCATCAAATCTATATCTGAATTGTATTAGTCTATATTTTTTATCATTATAATCAGATGATTTTTTATATATGATTATGGTAGGATCTTCTAAATTCTCTAAGTAAAGAGCATCAAATGAAGTATTAGTAACTGCTGATATAAATCTTGGACCAAAATCTTGTTGTTTAAATCCACCACCTTTTGTAAAACTTACTAGTTCTAATCCACTTTCATTTCGTGTTGCTTTTGTTTTACAATATTCTGCTAATCTTTTTTTAAAGTTTTTATCCTGAAGTTTTGTTTTTAATTTTGGTGTTACATGTTCCTTAAACATTTTTTTCACCGTCTTTTTCAAAGCACGAACCTCTGCGGAATTCCCAGCAGTTGTTCTATCTCTGTATCTTTTATCCAAGAGAGTTTGTTCTGAACCACCAATTGCTTTCAAGAACTTATCTTCATAACTTTTTGTTTCAATGCCTAATGGTTCAAATATCTTTCCAAATTGTTTAAACTCAAGACCAACTGCTTGAGCAAATTGACCTACATCATACTTTAATGAAATTTGAGTGGATGTTCTAGGCCTTCTAACTCCCGCAGCGGTATATAAATCCAATCTAATATCAACTTTTGTTCCTTTTTGATCTTTAGTTCCTTCACTAGCGATAACAATTTTATCCTCCTGCAAATTAAACTCAGTAAAAATAGCTTTCTTTTTGATATTACTGTCAGAATTTACTTTTGCAACGGAAGAGAGAAATAAATCATTAATTCCAGGCCAAGTTTTATCATTAGAAATGTATCTTGCACTTGGTTCTGGAATAGCTGCTGTAACCTCAATTTTATCAGTAATTTGAGACTTTATTTTTGATTTTCTATCAGTATCTTTTACACTAAAACTTGCTTTAAAATCAAAATCATTACCTCCGATTTTAACCATTTTAGTCAAAACTTTTTTTACGTCACCGACTGTTACCTGAGGTAAATTACCTAACGAAATTGGAGCTCCTTTTGTCATTCTTTTTAAATCAGCAGCTTCCAATCTTTTTTTAAATCTAGCAGCTATGGCAGCCGCTAAAATAATTTCCGATACATCTCCCATATTTGGTGTATTTGATTCTTTAGCCATTGTGTATAGTAATGCCTTACAAGATTTTAGCTGATGTTGATTTCATCAGAATATTTATATCTTTTATTTATGTTACTCTCCAATCATTAAAAAATTATAATTACACATTATTACGCCTCATTCTAGATATGTCTATAGCATCTTTCTTACTGCGAATAGGAACAGCATTGCTCTTATGCATTTGTGCAATTCCTATGATTTCTGTTCCTGTATATATCATAGGCTCTTTTTTACTCATTGAAGAGTTATAGGAATTTGCTATTAAAGAACGGTCTGGGATGGAAGATTCGAACTTCCGACAACCTGCTTCCGGAGCAGATGCTCTACCAGACTGAGCTAATCCCAGATATTTGGTAGGCGCCAAAGGATTCGAACCTTTTCGAGAACGGTTATCTGCCGCTGAAAGGTTTATAAGACCTCCCTGTGTGCCAACACCGACGCCCATTTGATCATCACCGACGCTCGTTTGAGCACCACCGGTGCCCATTTGAGCACCACCTATGCTCATGTTTTTGGTGATCCCGATACGATTCGAACGTATGACATTCAGATTAGAAATCTGATGCTCTAATCCAACTGAGCTACGGGACCTTATACCAATTTTTTTCAAAAACTTTTCGTGTTGTCTTTCTGCTTCAAGCAATCTTTTCGTTTTTGGTCTATTTCTTTTCATCTTTTTTTCGTTATATTCAATTTCAATCTGTTGTAGGGATGCCGCTATTGGTGATCGACATGAGCGTGCTCGAGGTCTTCCACCAAGGCTTCAAGATATTCATGACAATTAACCCACTCATACAAAATACCAAGTTCAACATTATCTATTGCTTCGCTGAACCTAGGATTCTTTATCATTCTTTCGTATTCTAAATTAACTGGTCTCATTTGTCAATAACATAATTAAATATTTTTATCATCTTTTTTACATAAGTCGGCCGCTGATCCATATACAATCCGACCATCAACCATGGTAAGCAAATTGCGACCTTTGACTTTACGTTCATCAAACGGTGAGTTTTTCGACTTACTAACAAACTTTTTAGCATCGATGGTCCAGCAAGCGTTTGGATCAAACACGATTAAATCAGCTGGCGCACCTCGCTTAAGACGCCCCTGTGGCAGCTTCATCAGATTGGCTGGTCGCTGAGTCATTAGCGCAATCAGAGCCATAATGCTTATCTTGCCTGCATGATAAAGTTCAAGCGATATAGGCAACATTGTCTCAAGGCCAACTACGCCATTGGCTGCACGCTCCATTGGCACTCTTTTAGATTCCTGATCGTGTGGTGCGTGATCAGTGGCGATTGCATCAATCGTACCATCTATTAGACCTTCAATTACCGCAAGTCGATTCGCTTCGCTACGAAGTGGCGGTGACATCTTGGCGAATGTACGGTAGTCACCTACCGCACTGTCATTCAACGCAAAATGATGCGGTGTAGCTTCACAAGTGACAGATAGGCCGCGGCGCTTCGCTTGACGTACAGCATCGATTGCTTGTGCGGTTGAGATATGGGCAACATGATAGCGTCCACCAGTCAATTCTACCAGTCGAATATCTCGCTCGACGATTACAAGTTCCGAAACATCGGGTATGCCCGGTAGGCCAAGTCGCGTTGCTACTTCGCCTTCGGCCATGCAGCCGCAGCCCGTAAGCGACATGTCCTCCGCGTGCTGGCTCACCATCATGTCGAAGGCACGCGAATAGGTGAGCGCGCGGCGCATGACGAGGCTGTCGGCCACGGGGCGACCGTCATCGGTGAAGGCTATCGCGCCGGCCTCTGCCAGCATACCCATTTCAGTTATTTCTTTACCAGCAAGATCACGAGTTATCGCGGCAAAAGGATAAACCTTGACATGGCCAGTCTCACGAGCCCGACGATGAATAAATTCAATCAATGCAACATTATCAATCGTCGGATTTGTATTAGGCATACAAGCGACGGTAGTGACACCACCAACCGCCGCCGAGTAGCTACCACTTGCAATAGTTTCTTTGTGTTCATGTCCAGGCTCACGAAGATGGACATGCATATCAATTAATCCTGGGCAAAGTATATGACCACCGCAATTAATTATATCAATGTCGCCTTCGTTTAAACTCCATCTCCAAAGCCGTGGGCCAAAATCAACAATTGTTTTACCAGATGTCACGAGTGCGCCAAAAGTGTCTAGACCACTTTCTGGATCGATTATACGTGCATTTACAAAGGCGGTGCGACGCGGTGCTGAGCGGTCGGGTGTTGGTATCATCAACATGGACCTATTTGATCAGCAGTTTTTGTTGGCAACACTTTAGAATTGTCATTTAATACATTTGACTCAAACGATGAAAAGGCTGATCGATTGCGTGCCAATGCATAAATACATGCTTGACGTACAGCGACACCAAGTTCGACTTGATCAAGAATTACACTTCGTGTAATATCATCAGCTATGGTTGAATCGATTTCGACACCTCGGTTCATTGGACCCGGGTGCATGATCAGCGCGTCGGGCTTGGCGAAGGCAAGCTTTTCTTTATCGAGGCCATAAAGGTGGAAATACTCGCGCGTTGAGGGCACGAAGGTGCCTTGCATTCGTTCCTGCTGAAGTCGAAGCATCATGACGACATCTACGTCCTTCAGACCCTTACGCATGTCGTGGAACACCTCGACGCCGAAGGTCTCGACCGCGGTCGGCAGGAGCGTCGGCGGCGCGATCAGGCGCACGCGCGCGCCGAGCTTGTTGAACAGGTGAATGTTCGAGCGCGCGACCCGGCTGTGCAGGATGTCGCCGCAGATCGCAATCGTAAGACCGTTAATTTGGCCTCGCCTTTTTTGAATTGTAAGAGCATCGATCAGCGCCTGTGTCGGATGTTCATGACCACCGTCGCCCGCATTGATCACCGCGCAGTTAACATGACGTGCAAGTAAATTGACTGCGCCGGCTTCCGGGTGTCTGACCACTAATACGTCCGGGTGCATAGCATTCAAAGTCATCGCAGTATCGATGAGCGTTTCACCCTTCTTGATCGCGCTGGTCGCGACCGAAATGTTGACCGTGTCGGCGCCGAGCCGCTTGCCCGCCAACTCGAATGACGTGCGCGTGCGCGTCGAGGTCTCGAAAAAGAGGAGGATCAGGCTATATCCTTTAAGTGTACGCCGCGTCATGACGCGGCTCATGCGACGGCTGAGAGTAAAAGATGGAGATTTGCTTGTTGGTATCGATCTAATTTGCCGATTAAGCCGCGCAATTTCGCGCTCATGGACCATAGCATGATAATTTGATAAATTGAGCAGATGATTAATCTGCGGTGCAGTCAGCGTCTCGATACTGAGAAGATGCTGATGCGGAAATATCAAAAAATCATTATGAGAATTATCAACTAATTCATATTTTGTCATGTGCTTTTCTAAATTAGCCCGCGCTTATTTTTAAACACTGTATCCAAATTTAAGAGCCTTTTTTGCATAATCCTGAAAAGAATCACCATGATGAACTTTCCAACAATTCATAATTTGCCATAAGTGGATCATCTCATGACAAAGGACATCCTCAAATTGTTTCTTTGATTCAAATTTATCAGTAAGACCAAGAATAATTTTTCCATTTTCGTCCTCGATACAAAAACCGACCTCTGTATCAAGAGGATCAATTTCTAATTCTAAATCGTCGATATCAAGAATGCCACGAAATAACTGGCTACTAATTTTAGCAAATGAAGTTTTTGTTTTGCTGACGGTAGTCGTATAGCTATTCATTACTCGGCTCCATTTTTAGACTGGTCCACATTGTCTAATGTGGGCAAGGCATCATTATCAATCCAATTTTTTAGTGCTCGAATAGCCCACGGTGCGACAACAGATTGATCAGATTTGATCAAACTGAAGTCACCATTGTGACAATCGTCAACCACTCTTTTTGAAATATTTTGACCCTCTTTAATAACATCATACATAACGGTCGCGAGGGCCATTTTTGGTACTACCCTAGCAACCTTCTTTATGGCATCCTCTGACGAAACGCCATACCATAACGCATGCCACGCCAAATTAGAACGCAACAAACGAATTAGTTCTTCCTCAACGGGTGTAAGGAAGTTAATCCGTTGCGATTGCGATGACCATTGCATCGGTTCGTGGAAAGGCGAGCAGCAATCTTCAGCGTTTTGTGATTTATTTTCGATCATAGTTGGTAACAATGTGCGCT